TAATCAAATTATATTTTTCAGTTTTAAGTTTTTTCTTGTTAAGTTTTTTATAATTTTCTAAAACCGTTTCAAGAATAAACTCATTATATTTACCTGACTTATTATTTGGATTTGCTAGGGATTTATAAAGAACAAATTCTTTTAGGATTTCACTTTTTTTACTAAAGTGTGATTTGAATATATTAATAGAGGGAGATTCTTTCCCCTTTATCATCTCTGATGTGATCTGTCGAGTAAGTAATTCAAATATTAATCCTGTGTTACGAAATTTCGAATGTTTTAGTTTCATTCAGGGTATTTTTATCAATAAATATATAATATTCTTATTCTATTTTAATATTCTCTTCACTTAATAAATTTCTTTTATATCTAGTTTTATTTTTTGAAGAAAGTGAAGACAATTTTGAATTATTTTTTAACATTTCCATTACATTTCTATCACCATATGGCGATACAGGATCAGGTGTGCTAATATCTTTATATCCCTTTTTACCTATAGCATCATCTCCATATTGGCTCTTTTCAGTACCATATATAGAGGATTTTTCTTTAGGTCTGCCTAATTCTGAATCTTCATATCCAACAGGAACATTATCTGGTTTGTTTCTATTATTATTATTTGAATACATAGAAGCTAAATCATGAGGTGTTCCATATGTTTCTCCTGATACTTCAGGATCATTTCCTTCTTCTTCAATTTGTTTAATACGGAATTTAAATTTAGCATCTTCAACTAATTGATCAGCAAATTCGCTTTTATTTTCATCACTTAAATTAAAGATATTATCATATATAAAAGTACGAGGTGCTAAATTAGCTTCAAGTGTATCTTTAGCTAATGATACCTTTTCTTTCCATAATGCTACTTTTTCTTGTTCAAATATAATAGATGGAGTAGTTAATGCAATATCAAAATTAACTAAATCCTCACCTGAAAATCCTTGAACGTATAAATGAATTAATGCTATTTTTCTTAATTCACTTAACATTATTTTCTGAATATGTTCAATTGTACGAGCAAAACGAACATCTTGTGCAGCTAATGTACCTTTACCACTCATATCAGCTTCATACCCTAAGAATGATTTAGGTATTTTTAGAGCTGATAACATTTTATCTTTATAGTAATTTACGTCTTCAGTACCATTATATTCTAATCCTTTTAAAGTATCAATTTTAGTTGTACTGTCTCCATTTCTTACAGGAATGTAAAAATCTTCTAACATATTCATCATGTTAAAACGAAGATTATAATCACCTGTTTCAGGGTTTTGATAAGGAACTTTTTTAACCTTATTCATCATTTTAGCCATAAATGTATCTACTTCAGCAGGTGGTATATTACCTACATTCACATAGAATATTCTACGCTCAGGTGCTCTCATAATTCTATGTAACATCATTGCGTCTTCAACCAATGTTAATTGTTTCCAAACTTTTCTAGCAGGTTCAATATATGATCTACCATATGGGAGATAGTTTGTATCAGCTAATAATCTAAAATGGGCTATTTCAAAATTTTCAAATGATGGACCTTGTTGACCGAATCCTGAAGCGTATGTACTTCCCTGATTAGTAACAAAATCTAATTTAAATTTTACTTTATTTGGGTTTTCAGGATCAAATCCTTCTTCTCTTATGATATTATATGGAGAATAGGGAACAACATTATATACACCGAAATCTTCATTAATTTTTAAATGTAAATAAAAGTCACCATATTTTAATACATTACGAGTCCAAGGCCATAAATTGAATTCAATATTCATTATATCATAAAACAAATTATGAAGAATATTTTTTATATTTTCATCTGTACTTTTGATAGTTAAAATATTCCCATATTCATTTCTTAAACAACATTCATCAGATACTATATCTAGTGCAGAAGCAATAATAGGATCTTGATCCATTTGTTCATAATCAGCAAATAACATATGTCTTATACCTGAGGTACCAGGCATACTACCTAATCTATATGCTGTTTGGGTATGAAGTTTTGTGAATTTATCTAATAAAGGATCGTTATTAAGACTTTTATAAGATTGTAGTTGATTCATATCAACTACTTTTAATTTTTTCCCTCCTACATTTGCAATAACAACATCATTTGAAAATAAACGTTGTAATCTTGCTCGTATTGAATAATCTACTGCCATTTTGTTTTATTTTTTTATTTTAAAAGCCATGTTAAATCGTATGAGTCTCCATTTTGTTGCATTTTCCAGGGATTATTAGGTATGTTTTGGGTTGAACTTATACCATTATAATTATTATTAGAAGCATTAAAATTCGATAATGCTGCTTTGGTAAGATCTAATCCTTGTTGATTAAATCTAAGTACTGTATCTCTAATAAACATACCTATACCTAAGGGGATAACTAAATCATCATTATATCCTGATCGTGCTTCGGGTCTTCCATTTTTCCACACAAATGTTTTTAATTCCTCAACAGTACGTTTTGAATGAATTGTGAGAGTTTTTTGTCTCATATATTCATCTAGTTTAGCTATTATTAAAGGTCTAGTACGTGTTGAAGTTGTAAAACCTGGAATTGAGTTTGATGAGTTTTTCATATCGTAATTTTTATCTAGATATGAATTTACATCTCTTAATCTATCTTCTTTAAGAGAATAATATATATTCTTATATTCTCGTTCAATAATTCTTTCAAGTGTTGACCATCCTACATTGGCGTTTTCTACTACTAATAAAGCATCATTCCATTCAGTAGCTATGTTTACTAACATATCACCAAATTCTCTAGGAGGTAATTGACCTTTATATTCTGCTACTTGAGTACATGAAGTAATATCTATAACATGGAAAGAAGAATAATCAGCACCATCTCCTCTTGCTACGTCAGCAGCAACTATATAATTTTTACTGTAATCGGGGAGTTCAAATACCCAATAATTTCCATCAAATCCTCTTCTTTCTAGAGGATCTTTCATATAAGTTTGCTCATAGAAAGTAATTAAATCAGGAGGTATTACTGTATCACCTGATGTACTAAAGTCACAATCACATTCTTGTGCTGCTAATCTAGCTCCTAATAATTCATCTTGTTCATCTCTCCATTTTTGATCCCTTTCAGGGTGAACCTGCCAAGGTAATCGCATTGGGAAAAATAAAGGTAAAGTATCAGTTTCTGCTTTAACCCATTGTTTATGAAACCAGTTACCTTGACCATTTGGTGTACTTAAAGCTATACAACTACCACCTGTACTTAATGTTGGTTGTAATGATCCCCAAAGTTCATCCATTTTATCAATAAACGCTGCTTCATCTATTACTACTAAACTACATGCTTCTGAACGAGCACTATCACTAGCTGCAGATACTGCTTTTACTTGGGAATTATTTCCTAATTTAAGTAATAATTTATTATCTTCTAAAGGTTTTCTATCTTTTCCACAGGAAAATTCTTTAATCCATCCTGGTAAGTTATCAAAAGCATGACTTACTTTAGTAACCATGTTTTTTGCAGTATCTTGTTTAGTACATATGATTAGGACATTTTTATCTGAATTAAATACCATTAACCATAAAATATAAGCTGCTGTTAGAGTACTAATACCTAACTGTCTAGATTTAAGTATTAGGCTGTAATTGTGTTTTTCAAATTGTTCTAATACCTTGGTTTGAAAAGGATATAGATAAAAGGGAATTGATCCTTTTATAGGATGTTGTATATAAACATATTTTTTAATAAAATATTCAGGATTAGCCCCACATTTTACTAATTCTTGTTTTATTATATCTTTTATATCTTGGCTCAAAATTTATAAAAATAATTTATACCAAACTGTTGGTTGGTAGTTATGTTAATAAATATATTATGTTTTCTAAATAAGCTTATACCCCCACCTAGGTTTATAAAGCTAATTCCATTTGGATTTATAGATTTATAATATCCTCCTCCAAACATAAATTCTATTTTTTTCAATTCAGAAGGTACTGGGGGTGGTAATGCATTTATTTGTAATGAATCGAGTTTAAACCATTCAGGACCTAATACTTGGGTTTTCCATAATCCTTCATTTGTTTCGGTTAATACTATTTGAATAGGTAATTTCCCGAATTTCCATTCGCCTTTATAATATGCTGTCTTTTTATTAATAAAACCATCCCAAGTAATAAATGGATTGTTATCTTCAGGGTATTTTAATTTAAGATTAATTTTATTAGTATCTTCAGTATCTGGTTCTGCTGTACCTTCCGAAACTGCACCTTCAAGAGTTATAACAGCATCCGTTAAACTAAGAATTTTATCACCTTGTTTTCTTATTATACTATATAATTCTTCATTTGATTTTTTAAGTTGATTTTTTAAATCACTTTCAGTATTATAATAATTTACAAGTTTTG